TGGTTTAATTAACTTATTGTTGATGCCACTTGATGTTGTAAACTTTGGATTTAATGTTTTGACGTTGGAACCAGTAAAACAATTTATAAAGATGGCTTTGTATATAATACCTTTTAATGAATTAATGCCTATATTTATATTTTTTGCTTCTATGATGGCTTTTCGTATTGTTGTATCTTTAATCAAAACAATATGGGATTTATTGCCTATAGTTTAAGGGGGATATTATGTTTGATGTATTTATTTCTTTGATTAAATCATTTATAAATATCTTTAAATATCCGTTATATTTAATAATAGGATTTATAAGCATAATATTTATATTAGTTTGTGTGAATATTATTATATTAATTATTAAAGGTAAGAGATTCAAAAAAGGTAAAAGAAATATTGTAAAACATAAGAGTATTTTAAGAAGATTATTTATTGACGCCCCTAAACGTATAGCTGAAGATATAATAGAACGTGACCCCGAATTCTTCAGGCATCAGGGATGTGTTATATTTACTGGTAGACAGGGGGCGGGTAAATCCATTGCAATGGTTGAATATGCAATGCGTATGCAAAAAGAATACCCGTTAGCAAAGTGTATATCAAACATAGCATATAAATATCAGGATGACGAATTAAGACATTGGAGACAGCTTATCAATTATAAAAACGGTAAACGTGGACTTATAGTAATAATGGATGAGATGCAAAACTGGTTTAGTTCAAATCAGTCTAGAAATTTCCCTCCTGAAATGTTAAGTGTGATAACACAAAATCGCAAAAACAGACGTATTATTTTAGGAACTTCACAATCCTTCCATATGTTGGCCAAGTCGATTCGGACACAGGCCACTGAAGTAAGAGAATGTATGACTATATTCGGTGCAATAACTTTTGTGCGTAGACGAGAACCTATACTTGACGCAGATGGAGATGTGGTAGAATGGAAAAACAGAGGATTTTATTTCTTTGTGCATAATAAAGAATTGAGAGAATCTTATGACACATGGCAAGTAACGGAAAGTCTTGCCAAGTCAGGATTTATTGAAAGAGATTATTTATCAGAATCAGATACAAAGGTTATTGTAAAAATGAATAAGTAAAAAAAGATACCTTGCAAAACTTTGCAAGGTATTTTTTACATTTACAATAATAATATTTGCTATCGAAATCACACGATAGAGATTTCGAAATTGCTTTGCCTTGATTATAAAGTAGAACCGCGGGTGGACGTGTCAAGGCTTGCCGTAGGCAACCGCTATAAGCGGCTTGGCCTTGACAAGTCCGGGCCCTGCGGTTCTACACTGTTTATCAGGCAAGGCAATTTATTTTTTGACACGCCGCATATACTACGACTAATGCGGCGTGATTGTCAGTTGTCAAAATGTCGGAATGTTTTGATTTATAATGTTTTTAGTTGACAAAGGGGAAAAAATGTGGTATTGTTAAGATGTTAAAAATATATATGAAGGAGATGTTTTGAATGGTTGAAGAAAAAAAAGAAGTTGTTAAATTCAGAAGCGCAAAAATGAGGTTGTTGTTATATCCAGATGATTTATCTCATGTAGAAGCTCTGGAACGTATTAAAGAAAATTATGATTATGCTTATATTTTGCACGAACCAGAAGAAGATACAAAGAAATCTCATTGGCACGTTGTTTTAAGATTTAAAAATGCACAGTGGAATTCATCTATTGCCAAAAATTTAGGTATATCATTAAATTATATTCGAAATTGTAATAGTTTAGACAAGGCGTTACAGTATTTGATACATTATAATGAACCTGATAAAAAACAATATGATATATCATGTGTTGTTGGGCCTCTTGTAGATAGACTTAAAGTATCACTTAATAAAAAAGAAAGGACAGAAGATGAAGAAGCAAAAATATTAATAGATTATATTAAAAATCAATCTGAAATAATATCATTTACTAGATTTGCACAATATTGCGTTACTAATGGATTTTGGGCTACATATCGGAGAGGACAAAATATATTTAGACTTTTAATAAATGAACACAATGATGAATTACGTTCTAATCAGTTAAAAAGAATAATAGAAGAAAAATTTAATAATGAACAATGGATAAATTATTATAATGTGAATACGGGAGAAATATATTCAACACCTTTCGACTGTAAGTAAATTTTTGATAAAAATACTTGACAAAATACAATATATTGTATATAATATGTATAAAATAAAATATATATGCATGTAATGGAAAGGGGAAAAGCATGAAAATTGTTGGATTTAATAATATTGTGACAAAGGCTGGAAATATAGGCGTTAGAGTATGTGTAACTGGTGATTGGTCTAATTGGGAAAGAGAAAATGGTAATATTAAAGGTGAAAAAGCAGAGACTTTGTACGTATCAAAAATACATCTATCTGACGATGATATTGGAAAGTATGTAAAATTTATATTCGGTAAGGGTAAATATGGCCCATATGTTAAGAAGATGATATTTCAAAATGGTCAAGTAACATAATATTAAAGAGGTGTTTAACTTAAATGGAAGAAATAGTAATGAATGAAATATCAGAAATAGATTATACTAATATATTGGAAGAAATTATAATGAAACTTAATAATATAGAAGAATTATTACGATTTATTATAACTTTTTTGTTTGTTTTTACGATTGTTGTTGTTTGTAAGTTTGCTTACAGACACTTTAATATGTTTTTTAATTAAATAATAGAAAGGGGGATATATATGGACGGTGGTCTTTCTTCCGTAATTACAGGTGAGATGCTCAATGGAGTGCTTGATGAAATTGTCGGCTTGTTACCTGTTTGCATACCTGTTATGATTGGTTTTATAGGATTGCGTAAAGGTATTGCTTTTATTCAGCGTGTATTAAGATCGGCATAATGTAACATATTAAGGCAGGATGTTAAATCCTGCCTTATTAAGAATAATAATGATTTAGAAAGGAGTATAAATATGGCAAAGGAAAGAAGTATAAAAATAATATATTTAGCAATTATTGTTATTTTAATTATTTTATTGTTTGTTGGATTTTTTAATAAAAATGCTTATGCATCAGACACAGGACTTAATAAAGTATATACAATCGAAGAAATTTATAATATGTGTGAAATACCTGAAGCAATTAGAGTAAATCCTAAAGATTACGGATATCAAAGAATACTTGGTATTATTGATACATTAGATTATAGGCTTTATTTTATATGTTTTAACAATCCGTTTGATTTAAGTAAAATTAATGTAGTATCAGATGCTGTAAGATATAATTTTGAGGAAACTGTAAGATTTATTGAATATGATACCAGAAAAAAAATATTGAATTATAATGATGAATTTGATAATTTTGAATACTGGATAGCACAGGAACCATTAAATGAAACAACATATAATGAGGAATTTTTAGGAAGAAGAATAATATATTCATCTCATAACATTTATAATTCAGATGGTACACTTTTTTTTTCGGCAGTGAAAATGAGAACGGTAATGGCTCCAATAATGGCGAACCTGAACCCGGAAATGGGGAAAGTGATGAAGGAAGTGGTCTCACTGATTCCGATAGGGGCTGGTTTAGTGGTCTCTTTTCTGGGATTTCGCAAGGGATTGAGACTGCTTTCGAGAATGTTAAGACGAGCGTAAGTAATGCTTTCGAAGATGTTGGTAACTTTATATTAAATGGCATCAGAGAGATATTTGTACCAGATGCAGAATTTGTAACACAAAAAGTTGATGAAGTTAAAGCAAAATTTGAATTTATAGAAAATATTAAGACAGCATGGAATGAAATATCAGATTTAATCACTTCATCAGATGAAGAAATACCAAAATTAGAAATTGACTTATCTAAAGCAGAGAGTAAATATAATTATGGTGGTAAAGTTTTAGCTCTGGACATGACATGGTATTCTAGATTTAAGCCTACTGTTGATTTGATTATAATTGCTTATAGTTACATATCATTTGCTTTTTTGGTATTTAAGCGGGCCCCTGATATAATAAGTGGTGCGGGGGCTATTACGTCTAGCAGAACTAAAGATGAATAAAGGGGGGAATGATATGATTATTGAGGGTGTGATATCAGTTATATTTGGTTTAATTAACTTATTGTTGATGCCACTTGATGTTGTAAACTTTGGATTTAATGTTTTGACGTTGGAACCAGTAAAACAATTTATAAAGATGGCTTTGTATATAATACCTTTTAATGAATT